GTTGTAAATTGCCGATGCGTTATGGCTACGCAAGCATTAAAGGATGCAGATGGATTGCCGATTTTAAAACCGAGAACACCGGCTTATTTAAAAAGATAATAATATTTAAAAAATTAATATATTTGTATATATGAAAGGATTGCTAGAATATAAAAACTTCGCGGCCGAAATCAAAGATATGGATGTTCAAAAAATGACTGTAACTGGTTATTTTGCGAGTTTTGGCAATATAGACTATGATGATGATATTATCATGGCCGGTGCTGCGACAAAGACAATCGCAGAACGTGGTCCAATGGGATCGAATGAGATATTCTTTTTGAACCAGCATAACTGGTCGCAACCGCATGGCAAGCCTATGGTATTGGAAGCGCAAGAAAAGGGTATATACTTTGAGAGTGCAATAGCTCCGACATCATACGGCAGGGATGCAATGATATTATATGCAGAGGGTATTGTTATTCAGCATTCAATTGGATTTAGTACTGTTAAGTCAGACTATGACCAAAAGACTGGGACTAGAATGATTAAAGAGATTAAGTTATACGAGGGATCGAATGTTACTTTGGGTGCAAATCCAGCAACTCCATTCACAGGCTTTAAGTCCCTGACGATGGCAGAGATAAACGATCAGATCGGTAAGATGATTAAACTACTAAAAGATGGTAGTTTAACGGATGAGGGTTTTGGCAGATTGGAAATAGCGTTAAAGCAATTCCAGCTAGAAGCCTTCAATTTAGGTAAAAATTCACTATTAGATAAAGAGCCGGTAAAATCCACTCCTAAAACTGATGAGCCGAATATATTAACAAGTTTAATTAACGTCTTAAAGAAATAGAAATGGACAATTTAGAAGTAAAGGCTCAGGAGTTGCTAGATGCAAACAAAGCTAAAACATTAGATGAGGCAAAGACCATCATCGCAAACGCTATCAGCGAAGCTACAAAGGCGGCTGATTTAAAGCTAGAAGATTTACAAAAATCTACAACTGTGAAATTTGACGAAATGGACAAAGCGTTGCTTGAAGCCAAATCAGAAGCTAACAGATTTAAAATGGAAGCAAAGGACAAAGCTCCGGTAACTTTCAATCAGGCATTTGCAACTGCAATGGATGAGAATGCTGATAACTTGGCAAAATTCCAAAGAAAAGAGATCAAGCAGTTTGCAATGGAATTGAAAACTGTTGGCGATATGTCACTAAGTAACATTACTGACCTTGCAGCTGCAAACGTTCAGATGTTACCAGGCATTATCCCGGCAGCACCTCGCAAGTTGCACATTCGTAATTTACTTCCAACTGGAGTTATGACCACATCGGCAGTACATTACTTGCAAGAAACTGGATCAGAGGGATCTGTTGGAGCATGGGCTGATAATTCAGGAGCCAAATCACAGATTGATTACGATTTAACTGAAAAGGTTGCACCTAGTGAGTTTATTGCCGGTTACCTACGTATTACTCGTAAAGCGTTGGATGATATCTCTGCAATGAGATCTTATCTTCAATCTCGCTTACTAGAGCAGTACCTAGATGCTGAAGATGCTCAACTATTGAACGGATCTGGAGTTTCTCCGAATCTTGGTGGTTTGATCACTAATGCAGAGGCTTATTCAGGTTTTCGCACTATTCAGGTAGAAAAGTTATTAGATTCAGTTGCACAAATTGAAAGCAATAATCACTCTGCAAATGGTATCTTGTTAAGTCCAGAGCAGTTTTACGCTCTTATGCTTACTAGAGGAACAACCAATGAGTACACTTTACCGGGCGGCGTTGCAGTAAATTTGGTTAATGGTCAGATGTTTATATCTGGAGTGCCAATTTTCAAATCAACTGCAATTAGTGATTCTAGCTACCTAGTTGGTGACTGGTCAAAAGGTGCGCAGTTATTTGTGCGTGAGAATCCAATTGTTAGATTCTTTGAGGAAGATGGTACAAACGTTAGAGAGAACAAGATTACAGTTCGTGTTGAAGGTCGTATAGCATTACCAATATACTACACAGATGCATTTGTAACTGGTACTTTGAACTCTAATCCATCATAATATTGTTTGGTGATAAGGAGGGAACTCTGTCGAGAAATCGGCAGGGTTTTTTTTATTTAATTTGTTTTTTATGTTACAATGTGTTACATTTGAATTATGGCAAAGAAAAGAATATTTGTAACTGTAAATGATAATGATTTAAAAATTATCATTCAGTTAATGAAAGCCGAAAAACGTAGTCAGGCATATGTTGCTAGTATGATTTTTCAAGATGGACTCAAACTAATTAAATAATGTTTTCCGCTTTCTTTATAGGTGAAGTTGGACTGTACAAAAATCAAGAATATATTATCAGAATAGGAATGATTAATGGTCACATCGTTGTAAATCGTAAATGCGGAGCAGGTCGGAAGTATTACGGATCTATTATTGAGTTTTTAAAGGACTGGGATAAAATAAAGAAAGTATGAGAATTTTCCACTTAGGTTTATGCGTAGGACCTCCGCCATTTGATTCGATGCGCAAAGCATTTATAGCTAATTCAGATGACTACATTGAGTTGTCAACTGGGGCAAAGGATGTAAATCAGGAAGCGGTCAGAATAGCTAGGGAGTTTAAACCTGATATAATATTCATGCAGATACAATGCGCCAACATCATAAGCATTGAAACTGTAAAAGCTATGCGGGAAACTGGCGCATGGATTTGCAACTGGAATGGCGACATAAGACATCATACTCCGCAATGGATGATCGAAATGGCTTTTCATGTGGATAAAACTTTATTTAGCAATGGCAGGGATTTAAAAAATGTTGTTAGAGGTGGATATTTAGAAATCGGCTACGATCCTGAAATTTATACTCCAGTCGGGCAGGTTGGCACTTGCAAAGAGATTTCATTCTTTGGCAATAATTACGGAGCTGGCCATTTCCCATTAAGTAGCCTAAGAATAGAAATGAACGCAATGCTACAAAAGTATTTTGGAGTCATGTACGGCGTTTATGGTAATAACTGGCCCAATGTATCAGGTAACTACAATCATTCACAAGCAGAGGAAGCTAAAGCCTACAGAGCGACAAAGATAGCTATTAATCTAAGTCACTTTGATGAGGATAGTTATACATCAGACCGAATGTATAGAATATTAGGTACTGGAGTTTTCTGTTTATGCAAAGCCTATCCAGGAATGCAATTTATAGACCGATTTCATGTCAGGACATGGAATACACTCCCAGAGTTGTTGGATTTAATTAACTATTATTTAGATCCTAACAATAAGGCAGAGCGTGATCAAATTGCAAAGCAAGGGCATGACTTTGTAAAAGAAAATTATACATTTGACGAAATGGTAAAGAATTTAATATACATATATGAGCAAAAAAATTAAAGTACTAGGTTTTATGACCATTCATTATGCAGGTGACTATTTGCGTGAATCTTTGTTATCTGTTGTTGATCATGTAGATAGAATGGTTATTGCTTATAGTAAAGAGCCTAGTCAGGGGCATGGCACTACAATGGAATGCCCTGATAACGAAAGGTATATTTTTGAGATTTGCCGGGAAGTATTAGGGGATAAAATGATTTGGCATTATGCCGACAGATACGGAGCGGAGAATGAGCATCGAAACGTAAAGTATAAATATACCGGCGATTATGATTTAGTATTGACTGTTGATTCAGATGAGGTTTATAAATCGGATGAGTTACCGGCATCCTATGAATATGCCTATTGGGGAATTGAAAGGTTTTACGGCATTGATGGATATGTAAACTTTTGGCGTTCCTTTGACTACGCTTGCTACGACGGATTTAGACCGATAAGACTGGAAAACTTGCATCGTAAACAAAACACTCAAAACCTAAGCCTTAAGCAAACAATCTACCATTTTAGCACTTGCCAGCCAGAGCCGATAATGAGATACAAGTATAATGTATTTGGTCATGCTCATGAGGTTCGCCAAAATTGGCTAAATGATATATTTTACAAATGGTCACCAGACAATCAATTTGATGATGTGCATTGTGTAGCTTTAAATCTTTGGAATCCAATTCCATTTGATAAATCGGTATTGCCTAGCTATTTAAAGAGCCATAAAAATTATAACAAAACTTTAGTATGAGCGATTTGGAATACGCCAAAGAAATAAGAAAGCAAATTAACATCCTGAATGAATTGATTAAGGAAGCTGAAAGCAATGGGTTAAACATTGTAGTTTGGCAATACGGCAAGGAATTAGAGCATATATTGAATTTGGCAATTTCTAAAACTGTTGAATTATGAAAGTAGCTGCCGTTATCATTGATGATCGGGAGGATGTGGCTGAAAAAGCTATTGATGATCATATAGATTTTTTACCGGATGATTGGGTAGTGGTGCATCAAAGACCTCCATACGAGGGCGGTATATATTCGTTAAAGTCTGCCAAAGATTACAACAATGTATTAACCAATCCAGCTTTTTGGCGTGCATGTATGTATGATCGGGTATTGATATTTCAGCACGATTCAGGATTATTAAAAGAAGGGATTGAGGACTTTTTAGAATGGGACTTTATAGGTTCATGGATTAAGAATATACCGGGTTGCATGAATGGAGGTTTAAGCATTCGCAATCCTAAAGTCATGTATGATATTTGCCTTAATCATCCATACAAAGGAATGGCAGAGCATGGCAATGAAGATATTTATTTTTGTAATAAAATGAGGGAATTAGGGTATAAGTTGCCAAATAAGGAAACTTGTAATAAATTTGCCGTTGAAACCGAATTTGAATTTGGATCGGTTGGTTATCATGCCATAGATAAGTATCACAAAAACTATAATTTAATTTTAAACCAATATGTTAAGTAAAATATTAGAAGTAACCGCAAAGGATTTAAATGCTATTAATTTATCAAAGTATTTAGATAGTACTAATGAATTAGGATTTCCAAAAAGCTGGTTTTATATGGATGCCGGGATTGAGCATTACAGATTATTAGCTTATATCAGCACGTTATTAAAAGATGCCGAAATCCTAGATATTGGAAGCTATCAGGGAAGCTCTGCTATTGCATTATCTTATAATAAAAAGAATAAGGTAATAAGCTATGACATTGTTCAGCAACCCGAGATAACGGATATTAATATACCTAATATCCGATTTGTAAAAGGTGATGTATTAAAGCATAATATAACCGCTCCTTTTATTTTGCTAGACACTTACCATAATGGAGATTTTGAGAAAGAATTTGTAAATCATTTGATTAAAATAAATTACAAAGGGATTGTCATGTTTGATGACATTTACCTAAATGCAGAAATGACTAATTTTTGGAATGGATTAGAAAATGAAAAATACGATCTAACAAAAGTAGGTCATTGGAGCGGTACCGGAATAGCGATATTTTAATATGAAGATAGCAAAGTTTTTATGGCGCATGGTATTAAGTAGCCTATGCCTATTAGGTTTGAGTTTTATTGTTTTGGCAATCATAGGATTAATTAAATATATATGGTAAATCTTTTTACATCCATCTATACAGATAAAAGCGAGGTAAGGCAAAAGGAGTTAATTTATTGCCTCAATAAAAATTTAAATAATATTCACATTGATAAAATTTATCTACTAGTTGAGGGTGTTGTTGATTTGCCAGTATCTGATAAATTAGTCATTATACCTTTTGGCAGACCTACCTATCGGGATTTCTTTGAGCTTGTTGATCGTACTGTAACTAACAAAGATGACATTTCGATAATTGCCAATACTGATATTTATTTTAATCATACATTAAGTAAAGTTACTTTGGCGGATCGGCAATGCATAGCATTAAGCAGATGGGATGATAAACCAGGAGGCCTAAGATTGCATAATGAAAAATACAGTCAGGATGTATGGATATTTAAGGGAAAAATACGAAATGTTAATTTTTGTGATTTCTTTTTAGGTATTCCCGGATGTGATAATAGAATAGCCTATGAGCTTAAGCACGCTGGATATACGTTGTATAACCCAGCTACTAAAATACAAGCTATCCACTACCATAGAAGCGATCTGCATAATTATGATGGCAGAACGTTAAAAATACAAAGACCTTATTTATTTATAGAGATAACATGAATATCCTACTATCTCCAGGCATATATTTGCCTCACCAAAGGGCAGGATCTGAAATCTACTTGCATCGAGTTGTTACCTACTTAATAAGCAAAGGCCATAAAGTAAAGGCAGTTACTAGATGTCCAGAGAATTACAATTTTGAGGGCATAGAGGTTTACAAAGCCAAAGATAATTACAAAGACTGCCATAACGATTTATGGGATTGGGCCGATTTGGTATTTTGCCAACTTTCAGGAACTTACTACGCCATGAATAAGCAGAGGTTAAAATCTAAGAAAGTAATAAATTTTGCACATAATAACGTAGGCTATCCGCAAGTTAATATCAGGCCGAATGTGTACACAGTTTATAACTGCGAGAATACAAAGCGAGAATTAAACTACAATCAAGAAACCTATACTCTTTACGCTCCGATAAATTACCGAGATTATTCTACAGATAGGCCAAATGCAGAATGTGTTACTTTGATAAATCATAACGAAAATAAAGGCGGTCAGATATTGATTGAGATAGCAAAGCGCATGCCTCATATTAAATTCATGGCGGTGCAAGGCGGTTACTATCACCAGATCAAAGATGAGAAGATCACTAATATAAAATATGTGCCTATGGTAGATGATGTACGCAAATATCTAGCAATGACAAATTTGCTGATTGCACCATCAGAATATGAAAGCTACGGCATGGCTCAAATAGAAGCTCTGTGTTGTAATATTCCAGTTATAGCATCTGATATACTAGGATTTAGAGATAGTCTAGGAGATGCAGGTATATTCGTTAAGAGGAATGATATAGATGCATGGATAGATGCTATTAGTAATATTGTCAGTATAAAGACTAAATTAACACCAATTCAAAGAGCAATGCAATTAGATCCTACGCAGGAATTGCCTAACTTTGAAAATTGGTTAAATAAAATTTGTAATTTAGCATTATTATAATGGAAAAAAAAGAGTATCTAAAAGAACCCTTTAAACCTAAACAGAATGGATCAGTTGAATGTAGTAAGCCTTTCACAGGCAAAGATGTATCTAAGACTAGACGAAGATTATATCATAGAGGATGGATTGATTACCTCATTGATAAAATCAGCCGTTAATCAGGCCGAGCAGTTTACTCTGCAAGTGCTTTGGCAGAGAACCTTAACGGCAATCACTCCAGCAACTGGAATATTAAGGATATTTGATTATCCTATTGTATCTATTGAAAATGTAAAAGATCCTGATTTAACTACTCTGACATTTGAAACGATAGAAACTCAAGCCTATACAGAGGTAATATCTGGAACGGCTGGATTAAATACAGTTACCTATGTGGCTGGTTATGGATGGAATTACGATGGCGGATCAGATGTACCTGATGACATCGAAACTGCAATAAAAACAATGATTGCCTATTATTATGAAAACCGAGATAATCCAGTTGTTGGAATGCCAGCTTTGGCTACTATGTTACTATCACCTTACAGACGCATAACACTATTCTAATGAATCCAGGCAAACTAGATAAACGCATTACATTTGGCACGTTCACATCGGTTGAGAATGCCTTTCAGGATTACGTGATTACCTTTGTGCCTGTACTAGCTACGTGGTCGCATATAAAGCCGTATGATGGCAGTAGGCAATCGCAAGCACAAGAGCAGGTTATAAACCAGACCTTTAAATTTACAGTCCGTTACAGGCGAGATTTTGCACCTACAAAGGATATGCGAATTAAGTATGAAACAAACTATTTTACAATCCACTCTATAAAAAACCTAGACGATACATTTAGGTTTTATGAAATTTTAGCATCGGTAACTGATGATAATAATGGCATCTAAAATAAATATATCTAAATTGTTATCTCAAATTTCAGCTTTTGGCGTCGATGCTAACAGAATGGCAGTTGCCGTTACTAATGAAACCACTCAAAGTATGGTTACGCAAGCGCAGTTGAGAGCGGTGGTTGGATTATCAGGTCAATTAAGATTATCCATAGGTAAAACAACCGCAAGGGTTGGTTTTAATACTTCATTCTTTTTTGCCAATGCACCTTATGCTCCCTATGTTGAATTTGGTACTGGTGGTACTGTTAGTATTCCTAAAGGATTTGAAGCTATGGCTGGTCGATTTAAAGGCAAAGGAATAAGGAAAATTAATCTTAGGCCTAGACCATTTTTTATCCCCAGCTACCTAGAAGGAATCCAGCAATACCCTAAAACATTAAAAAAAGTGCTTGAAGTTGAAACGCGAAAATATAATAATAAAAAATAGTTATATTTGACAAATGAAGGATGCCAATTTAGCAATACTGAATGCCTACAAAACCAAACTAGCTAGTTTAATAGTTGG